GAATAACGCACGATTTTGACAGTTCAAACCAAAGGGGCCCTCAGTTCAAACCAAACCAAAAACTAAAACAAAATGCCAGCTTTTAAATGCGAGTGCTCACCAGGTGAAGAGATAACAGTTAGCAGCTGTACGATTAAGTACGTAGCTGGTAAAGGAATTGTACACGATGTGATATGTAAAAAATGCGGCGAATTTATGGAGCTCGCCAATCCTAAGCTGGGAGAGTGCGCGGGCTTTACGAGTAATAGATACGGACAATTATAACAGGAGCTCACCGGCTTAACGTTCACTAGTTGCTTAGTTCAGACAGCTAGCCGAGTGAGCTCCTTAATTTAAAAACACAATGAAAATACTAAACCTTTACGCCTGTTTAGGCGGCAACAGATACAAGTGGGACGAAGTGACAGATATTGAGGTGACAGCTGTTGAGCTAGATCCTGAGTTAGCGAGACTTTACAAAGAGCGCTTTCCAAACGATGAGGTAATAGTAACAGATGCCCATCAATATTTGCTTGATCACTACAAGGAATTTGATTTTATTTGGAGCTCACCACCTTGCCCAACACACAGCAGATTTAATATTTCAATGAAGTCTAAGCGTGAAATGGTTTATCCTGACATGAAACTTTACGAGGAAATTATATTTTTAGATAATTACTTCGAAGGCAAGTATGTTGTTGAGAATGTAATACCCTTCTATGAGCCTTTAATCCACGCAAAAAAAAGAGATCGACATTTATACTGGACAAACTTTAATTTACCCAATGATTTAAAGGGGAGGAAAAATCCCGACTTCTCTAGAGTTAAGGACGTTGTGGGGGTAATGTCTAAATTTCATAATTACGATTTTACAAAATATAAAGGCTCACAAAGAACTAATAAAATAGCCCGAAACTTAGTAGACTTTGAAGCTGGTAAAACAATACTAGAGACAGCTTGCGGAATAATTAAGCAAACCAACGTTAACCAAATGAGCCTAATTTAAAAACCAATGAAGAGACTAATCGGAGTAAAAGAATTGAGGGCACTCATGGAGGAGCCCAGGCCCATACATGAAAAAGTTGATGTGATTAATACACTAGCTAAGAAATGGATGGAGAGTGAAATGAACATAGTTATAAAACATTATATAAAATGAAAAACCAAGAACTAATAAACAAAGAGGAGTCGAGAAGCGACAACCTAGAAATGCAGCACGCAATCGAAGCTGTAAGACTTGAACAATACGGAGCAAATAAAACACTTACTCCTGGAGCTAAATCTTTAATCTACACTCTAGCCTGTGTTGAGTGGGAGGAGGCTCACTTACAAAACTTCTGCAATTCAGAAGGCACTTGCTACCAAGTAACAGGCAAAAGCGGAGATGTATATTCTCGTATGCGTCCGGAGTGGCAACAGCTCAAGGAGGCTAGAATGAGAAAGCAAGCTATAATAGCACGCCTAGAGAAATGGGCCGGGGAGGGAGTAGCTGAAGAGGACGAGCTGAAAGAGTTTCTTAGATAATGGAGTACTACTTTGACGAAGAGGCGGCGGACAGAGCTGTGAATTTTATTGAGCAGTTTTGTACTCACGTCAAAGGAGAGCTAGCTGGTAAAGCCTTTATTCTAGAGAAATGGCAAAAAGATGACATAGTACGGCCTCTGTTTGGGTGGAAGAGTAAAGATACAGGCTTTAGAAAGTACAGGACTTGCTATGTAGAGATACCTAGAAAAAACGGCAAGAGCAATCTAGCCGCTGCAATCGCTCTCTATTTGCTATTTGCTGACGGAGAGCCAGGGGCAGAGATAATAAGCGCCGCTGGAGATAGAGGGCAAGCAAATATTGTGTACCATATCGCTCAGGAGATGATAAAGAATAACAAGCACTTGCGCTCTAAAGCTAAAGTATTACGTAACACAGTCGAATATAAGAGCTCCTGGTACAAATCAATAAGCGCTGAAGCTTACACTAAACACGGCTTAAACTGTCACGGAATTATTTTTGACGAGCTCCATACACAGCCAAACAGAGAGCTATTCGATGTTTTGACTACTTCTGTAGGAGCTAGGAGGCAGCCTGTGATAATCTCGCTCACCACTGCCGGCCACGATAGGGCTAGTATATGTTATGAAATGCATGAATACAGTGTTGGACTGCTCAACGGATCAATAGAAGATGACAGTTTTTTACCTGTATTGTACAAAGCAGAGCCGGACGACGACTGGACAGATCCCGAAACATGGAAAAAAGCGAATCCCGGCTATGGCTCTATTTGTAACGAGGCGTATTTTATAGATGCGGTAAAGAAAGCTAAAAGCAATCCCTCAATGATTAATAGCTTCCTACGCCTGCACTTAAATATTTGGACTTCAGCAGAGACGGCCTGGATACCTGACGATATCTATATGAAGGGAGATAAGCCCATACCTTACGAGAGACTTGCGAGCTTACCAGCTTACGGAGGCTTAGACTTAGCGAGTACTCAGGACCTTACGGCCTTCGCTTTGATCTTTAGAGATGACGAAAATGATTGTTTTTACATGCTTTGTCACCAATTCGTTAACTCAGTTAAGGCTCACAATAAGAAACTTGCCGCCGGAGTGGATTACTTGAGCTATGAGAGAGAGGGAGATTTGACCATAACACCCGGTAATGTGACGGACTATAGAATTGTGAAACAGTATATCTTAGACCAATGCGCTAAGTATGACGTAAGAGAGATAGGCTATGACCCTAAATTTAGTACTTACATAGTCGCGGAGCTCACAGAAGAGGAGATCACTATGCAGCCAATGGCACAGAACATTACAAGCATGAACGGACCGACTAAGGAGATGGAGATGGAGATAATGAAGGGCAACGTAATACATGGAGGGAATCGCTGCTTACGCTGGCAGTTCGGATGTGCGATCATATATACAGACAATAACGAGAATAAAAGAGTTATAAAAGAGCAGAAAGAGAACAAAAAAGTTGACGGAGTTATAGCTTCAATAATCGCTCTTAACAGTTACGTGCAAAACTCGACGAATGATAGTAGTATAATGTTAGAAATCGTTACTCTTTAAATAGTAAAAGCTATGTTTTATGTCGTAAAATGGGCGTGCGAATGGCTACACTCAAGGACAGGTTACAAAGTATTTTTAGGTACAGAACAGGCAAGTACGATACAAGCTCTATAGCAGAGGCAGCCGGTATCTACAGCCTAACAAAAGCGGGCTCTAATATCACAGAGAGCAATGCAATGGCTATAAGCACAGTTTACGCCTGTGTTTACAAGATAGCTACTACTATAGCTTCATTAGGCTTAGACATTTACGAACGTAGCGGTAACGAGGTACATATAGCAAACGTACACCCAGCGCACGACCTTATTAAGATTAAGCCCAACGAATACCAAACGGCATTTGAATTTTGGGAGACTGTGACAGCTTCAGCCCTTATTTATGGCATGGGGTACGCAGTAATAGAGCGAGACGAGCGAGGCTATGCTATAGCCCTTCACCCGGTCCACGCTTCAGACGTAGATCTAAGAGAGGTGAAAGGCGAGAGGGTTTACATAGTTAAAGACTTCGGAGCTGTACGCACAGAGAACATGCTAGAGATAGCTAACCTTCAGCGCATGAGTCCGATTAGATTACACAGAGATAATCTAGGACTAGCTAAAAGCGCTCAGGACTTCGGAGCCGAATACTTCGGGCAAAGCGGACAGATGACAGGAGTACTAACTTCTGATCAACCGTTGAAAAAAGAGCAAATGGATATGATCCAAGGCTCATGGAATCACGGAGCAGCTCAGGCCGGTACGAAGCTTATGCCGTTCGGCTTTAAATACCAACGTATCTCTATAAGCCCTGATGAGGCTCAATTTATAGAAACTCGCAAGTTCCAAGCTGAGGAGATATGCAGAATCTACAACGTGCCGCCTGTTATGGTTATGCTACCATCTCAGACTACGTACAACAATGTAGAACAACAGAATTTAATGTATGCACGCCATACTATTGTACCCTGGACGCAAAGGATAGAGCAAGAGATTGACAGAAAGTTAATCCCGGCCTTTCAGCGCCCGGAGATATATACAAAATTTAGGTTAGAAGATCTCCAAAGAGGAGACAGTACAGCCAGGGCTAACTACTTCACTCAGATGTTACAAGCTGGAGTACTTAGCATTAACGAAGTGAGACAAGATCTAGAACTCAACCCGGTTGATGGTGGTAATGTACATCTATGCCAGGTGAATCAAATCTCACTTGACAAGATAGAAGATTATTCAGCTTCAATCTCTAAAATAGATACAACTAATGGATGACGAGAAAAGAAGCGGCCTATTAACAACGGCCCATTACTCTAAGCATGACAGCACGCTAGAGACTAGAGAAGATAACGGCGAGCGCTTTATTGAGGGCTACGCTGCTCTATATGAGACAGAGACAAATATAGGTCCATTTAAGGAGTCTATCTCTCGCGGCGCTTTCGATAACGTGCTAGATAATGACGTTCGAGCTCTTATAAATCACGATCCTAGTTTAGTACTTGGACGGACGAGCTCCGGCACTCTAGAGCTCACAAGTGACGACGTAGGATTGAAGTACAGAGTAAAACTAGGAAATCAACAATATGCGACCGACCTATATGAATCTATTCAAAGAGGCGATATCTCGCAATCTTCGTTTGCGTTTACGATTAAGGATCAGACCTGGAGCGAAGATCGGAGCTCGCGGTCGGTTGATGAGGTGGCTCAGTTATTGGACGTTAGCCCCGTCACTTATCCAGCGTATAAAGCGGCGACTGTGGTAGCTAGAGAAGAGGAGGAGCCAAAAAAAGAAATTAGAACAGCTGAGGCAAAGCCCAGCGCCAAAATAAAAAGTAAATCTAAAAATAAAACAATGAATTTAAATGAATTAAAGACTCTACGTAGCAAAAACTATGAGGAGCATGTGGCCCTAGTGGAGCTCACAGAAACAGATGGGCGAGAGCTCACAAATGAAGAGGAGGCTAGAGAGTCTTATCTAGACGGTGAAATTCTACGCTTAGACAAGAAGATTAAGCTACGCTCTACTCATGAAGAAATGATAGCACGCCAGGCGAACTTTGCCGGTACTTCAGTAAGTGAGGCTAAAGATATGGACCGTACAAACCGTAACTTCTCTTTATCTCGCGCAGTAGAGGCTGTATCTCATGGACGAGGCTTAGAGGGAGCAGAGGCAGAGTGGGCTCAAGAGGCACGCTCTGAGATGCAATCTAGAGGCTTACAGATGACCGGGCAAATCGGGATCCCTGAAGCGGCTTTACGTGCTGGAGGTCCTGATGACTTCCAAGCTGGCAGCGGTGACGGATCCGGATACGTACCTACCAATGTCCCAGGAGTAATTGAGGCTCTACGAGCTCCAACTATGATCGAAACACTCGGAGCTACAACTATTCACGGAGCAACGGGCAACCTACAGTTTCCTAGAGTAAGTGTTAAGGCTATAGCTACAGAAGAGACTGAGGTAAGCGCTGACGCTGATTCTACTCTAGCAATGGACGAGCTTACTTTAAGCCCGATTCGTGTAGCTAATAAGACTCTATTTAGCAAGCAGCTCATTCTTCAGGGAGGTAACCAGGTAGATACTTTAATCGCTCGTGAACTTCAGGCCGGAATCAATGAAACTATTGACAAAGCAGCTTTCGCTAAAGCAGCAGCAGCAACGCAAACAGCCGGAGGCGGAGCAGTTTTAACGGCAGCGGATCTCTTCGAGTTAGAGAAGGCAGTTCTAGCAGCTGGAGGGAACTTCTCAGACTGCAAATGGGCCATGAGTCCTACAGGTTGGAAAGTGTCTAGAGACTTAGCTACTGTAGCATCTATTGATGCCTTTTGGAAAGGACAGAGTTTTGACGGCTTTCCAGCTGTAGCGACTCCAAACCTAGTAGACGGAACAGCAAGCGCTGGAGATATTATTTTCGGGGATTGGGCTAAAGGATTAGTTCTGGCTTACTTCGGAGGTTTAGACTTATTAGTTGATCCTTACTCTAACGCTGGAACAGCTCAAATAGCTTTGCACTTGAATAAATTTTACGATGTTGATGTACGCCAGGCGGGAGCTTTCGCTTCTATCACGAACGTAATTTAATAGACTACATATAGAGAATGGGGGCGGGCTACTCGCTCGCTCCCTTTTTTTTTACTTAATACTCCTTACATGAATTTCACTTACGCAGCACAACCGACAGGAACCGATATTATATCTCTCGCAGATATGAAGGAATTTCTACGTGTTGACCATTCAGACGAGGACACAACTATAACAGCGATTATTGACGCTGCTGCACAATCAATACAGGACTATACAGGCCGTCACTTCGTAGCGACTACCTGGCAAATGTCTATAAAAACTTTTTATAATATAGAAGCTCCGTACTCAGCGAGTGCAGTAACAAGCGTAAAATATTATAAGCCAACAGAGGCGAGCTTAACAGAGCTTGACTCAAGTAAATACTACTCAGGTACTCAGCTAGGTATCTTGAGAGTAAACTTCCTAGATACTCCCTCAGTAGAGGAAGATAGATTTGGAGGAGTAGAGATAAACGGAACGGTTACGAATCAAATCAACCCGCCTTTAACTCATGCCATTAAGATGCTTGCTGCTCACTTCTATGAGAATAGACGAGCTGTAGTAGTGGGTACGCTTTCAGCTGTAGAGATCCCTCTAGGAGTAAAAGCTATTATTAACCCCTACAGAATCATTAATCTAAAATGAATATAGGGGCTTTAGATAGAAGGGTAATACTTCAGCAACCTACGTCAGTAGTAAACGACTACGGGGAGCGTACTGTGACCTGGAGTACCTATGCGACAGTATGGGCTGCTATAGAGCGCAAGCCCTCAGCTTCAGAGCGCAATAGCGGGGAGCAAGTAGTAAGCTTTCAATCTGTCACCTTTATGATACGCAATAGCTCTCAAGTGGCTTTGCTCTCACCTTCGTACAGGATAAGCTATGACGGAAAGTATTACGAGATTTTAGGAGTACAGGAGCTAGGACGTAGTGAACAGCTCAGAGTAGTAACGGAATTACTTGTGAACTGATGGGTGTAACAGTAACAGGAGCTAATGAGCTCTATAAAAACATCAACCGACTTGCACAATGGAGTGTAAGAGACTCGGCAAAGCTTCAGGCTGTAGGCGAGAGGGTAGGCGATGTATATGCCAATTACTTAAAAGCTAACGTAAAAGACCTGGACAAAGATACTTCTCTAAGAGGTCGTAAAATTAAGAAGGGCCAGCTAAGGAGATCTAGCGGAACTTGGCAACCTGATAAAAATAGGAATACAATTTTAGCCGGTCCAAGAACTAAATCTATAGGTAAGAGAGGTAAGACTACAAAATACGCAGATGGTTTTTACGCTCACTTCGTAGAGAAGGGAGATTTTGCTTCACGCTTCGGAGGTAAACACACAACACAAAACACCGGTGTATTTTCTAGAGGTATTCGCTCTACCAAAAATAGAAGCGAGAAGCTACAAATAATCTTGCTAAAAAGAAACTTCGCTAAATACGCTAATAGGCTATGAAGGTAGGAAAAGCGATATATAACATACTGTCTCAATCTACGGACGTACAAAGTAACTTCCCGTTTAATACAACGGACTACTCACCGACAGGAACGGAGCTTGTGACGAACGGGAGCTTTACGGATGGGGTGGAGAAGCTCACACAACCGATTGATTTAGTATCCGATTTTGTTGTTAATTCAGGGGGTTCTATTATTGATGCTGATTCGTTTTCTACTTCGGGCGGTGGATTAGATGGTATAAAGTCTGCTTATGGATTACTTACCGCCGGCAAATCTTACAAATTAGTAATTGCAGGGAGTACGACATCTTCGGGATTTACAATAGGAGATTTGAGCGGAAACGGAAACGAGTACTCCCCAACAGGCTTTGGCACGTTTTACTTTGTAGCTTTAAATTTAGGGGGCGTATGGGTACGCCAACAAACTCTTGGAACTACAGACTTAACTACGTTCACGATTGAAGAACTCGGCGGGGGGTGGGATTTCAATGCAGTTGATGTTACTAACACAATCAATATTGAAAGCGGAGGCGCAAGAGTTATCTCAGTAGGAACTAACATATCTTTACGTCAAACGATTTTAGAAGTTGATAAGCATTATAGATTAACTTGTGATACTGCCATAACTACGGGCGCGTTAGGTTTAGACAGTTATACTGCGGGTACTACGACAAACTTTACCGAAGGGGCTAATGTGGTATATTTTACAGCAGCCTCAACTATATTTATTATTAAAAGAATAACTGGAGCTGATAATGTTTTAATAGACAATATCACAGTTCAAGAAATGGTCCTAACTAAAATCTTCCCGGAGCTCGCCCCGCCTGATATAGATGCTCCTTACATAGTGTACTCTGTAGTAAGTAACTCTCCTAGTGATACAAAGAACGCTAACGGAGACATAGACACAGCGAATGTCGAGGTGTACGGCTTCCAGGATACATATAACAAAGCTGTTGATTTAGGGGTGAGTGTAAGAGCTGCATTAGATAGAAAGACAGGAACGTATAACACAATAGAGATACAGAGCACTAACTACGTAAACGAACAGATGGACGTAAACGAAGCTCGCAAACTTTGGGCTGCTATTCAGGACTACTCAATAAGAATAAAAAATATATAAATGGAAGATCTAATTATAAATAATTGGCAGAGCATAATCTTTGCCCTATTAATAGCAGCGAGGGCTATCTTCTCTCTCGTACCGTCAGACAGCCAAGCGGTTAAAATATTCGGTTGGATAGATATTATTATAACAGCACTTGTCGGAGGTGACAGGCGTAAAAGAAAAAACAAAAAAACTAAATAAAATGGCTGAAACAACAGGAATAATTAACGGCTCGAATCTAAAGATAACTTTAGCAGCTGTAGGAGGCTCGGAAGTAATGGTGGAAAACCTTACAGACTGTAGCATAAGTACTAACGTAGATATGAGAGACACTACTACGAAATCAAACGCGGGATATAAAGCTTTGCTTCCTGGTATGATGGAGGCTACAATGAGCTTTAGTGGTATGTTTGCTAACGACACGACTGTAGGCTTTCACGAGCTCTTCGATTATCAAAACTTAAAGACTAAGCTTGATGTTAAACTAACTCAGATTGTAGGCTCAGGCTCTACGCCTAATGCTGGAGATATGGAGTTCGAAGCAAAGGGTTACATTACTTCTCTAGACCTTACAGGAGGTACTGAGGACAACGCAACTTTTACATGCTCTGTTCAGCTCGTCGAAACAATAGCGTACAACGTTATCGCATAATGAACATTACACTCGATAATAAAAGCTATCCTGTCAAAGCTACTTTAAGAGCTTGGCGAAACTTTGAGAAAGCTACAGGGGTTAAGGTCGTAGAGGTTGACGCTTCAGATGTTACTCTAATACCTGAGCTAGTATACTACTTCGTAGTGGACGGCTGCGCGGCTCAAGGGATGGACTTTAATTTGAGTGTAGACGAGTGGCTCGGACTGATAGAGGTACAAGATCTACCTAAGTTAGTCAAGGTTATGGAGGAGGCTATGGGGGGAGACTCTAAAGCTGACTCAAAAAAAAAGATAAAAGAGAGCCTCTAACGTGGAACAAGATAGAGGAGCTGGGGTTAGGTCTGTTAGGCTTATCCCCAGCGGCTCTTTACTCTTTAACGTTCGAGGAGCTAGGAAACGCTGTAACAGGAAAGCGACAAAGCGAAGAGATCCGGGAGCGCTCAGATTGGGAGCGTACCAGATGGCAGACGGCTCTACTGTTAAACGTACATACAAAGAAAGGGGCGAAGATCACCCCGAAAGATTTAGCTGTCTTTCCTTGGGAGAAAGCAGCGAATAAGAATAAGCCACAGCTAGACGGCCTAAGGATGCTCAAAAGCTTGGTTAAAAATAAAAAGTAAATGGCAAAGCTCGGAGATTTAGTTGTACATATTGGGGCTAACACTACAAAGCTTAATGCAAGCTTAGGTAAAGTTCAGCGTAACATGCGCTCTATGACTTCTAATTTCACGAAGTTAGGCACGTCTATGAGTAAGGCCATAACTTTGCCGCTTGCTCTTATAGGTGGGGCTTCGTTAAGAACGGCCGTTAAGTTTGAGGCTTCTATGGCTAAGGTTAAGGCTATGAGTGGAGCTACAGCTGCAGAGTTTAATAGTTTGGCAGCTTCAGCTAAGGAGCTAGGACGTACAACAGTATTCACGGCTTCAGATGTAGCCGGCTTACAACTAGAGTTCGCAAAGCTCGGTTTTACAGCTCCACAAATTAATAAAGTAACAGGGGCTACTCTTAATCTAGCTCAGGCTACAGGCTCAGACTTAGCGCAAGCGGCTGAAGTGGCGGGTGCTACTTTGGGAGGTTTTGGCTTGGCAGCTTCTGAGACTGGAAGAGTGACGGACGTTATGGCTGCTTCTTTTAGTAGTTCAGCTTTAGACATTAATCACTTTCAGGAGTCTATGAAGCTAGTCGCGCCTAACGCAAAAGCGGCGGGGGTGAGTTTAGAAGAGACTACAGCAATGCTAGCAGTACTCTCTAAAGCTGGTATAAAGGGAAGCTCAGCGGGTACATCTCTAAGGAGGATCCTGCAAGAAATGCAAGGAACTAGCGGAACTCTTACAGAGAGATTTGCAGAGCTAAATAAGGCGGGTTTAGACGTTCAGGGCTCTATGGACGAGGTAGGACGTAGGGCGGGTACTTCGTTACTCGTTCTAGCTGAGGGAGCCGGAGAGGTACAAAGCTTAACAGACTCATATAAAGACTCTGAGGGAGCTGCTCAGGCTATGGCTGACGTAATGAACGACACAACAGCCGGAGCTATGAAGCGCATGACTTCAGCCCTAGAGGGGGCGGCTATTGTTATTGGGGATGCTTTAGCTCCAGCTTTAAATTCGGTCGCTCAGTTTATAACGAATCTATCTACAGGCTTTACTAACCTACATAAAGACCTTCAAAATAATATATTAATATTTGCGGGGCTGTTAGCTATTCTAGGGCCTTTGCTTATAATAATCCCTAAAATTGTGGCTGCTTTTAATGCTATGCGCTGGGCTATGGTAGCGCTTAACGCTGCTTTGCTAGTCAATCCTATTGTGTTAGCTGGTATAGCTATAGCTGCTCTAGGTGTAATAATGGTTGCTACTTCAGGAGATATTAAAAACTCCAGGAAAGAAACTGATAAATTCATAGACTCATTAAAGGCGCTAGATAGACAGGCACAGCTTAACGCTATTAATACGAAGATAAGAGAGGAAAAAGATAAACTTACAGAGGCAAATAAAAAGCTTGCTACTTCAGAGCTTATGGTTGCTAGATCTTCGGATAAGTTTGATCGTGGTGTACATAATACAAGCGTAACTAGATATAAGAATATAGTTGAGGGGCTTACAGATTCTTTAGGCTTATTAGAGCAAGAGCTAGACAACATACATGCTATAGACTTAGACATAGGTGTAGTTATAGACGGAGGCTCTGAAGGGGGAGGGGTTAAAAGCGTAGGTGACGCTCTAGTTGAAACAGTAAACCAGGTACAGCTAAAGCTTCATGAGCTCGCCGGTATGGGTACTACGTCTATGATAACTCTAAGCAATGGAGTACAGGACTTCGCTGTTAATAGCTCTGCCAGCTTACTTGCTTTCTTAGATGACTTTAAGGTAGTAGGCGAAGAGATAAGCAGTATAACTAAAACAACGAGCACAGTAGTTAGTGGTTTAGCTAATCAAATATCTGATGCTTTCGTAGATGCTATTCTAGACGGTGATAACTTCAAGGACTCACTGCTGCAGATAGGAAAGCAATTAATTAAAACACTTTTAAGCCAAGCAATCGCTAACGCAATAGCAAACGCTTCAAGCGCTATGAATATAGCTAACCAAGCCAGCGCTGGGCTTACTATTCCGGCCTTTATAGCTGCTAGTGTGGCCTCAGTTACGGCTGGCTTTAGTGCCGTTCCAGCTTTAGCAGAGGGAGGGCTTGCATATGGCCCAACGCTCGCAATGGTAGGAGATAACAAGGGGGCCAATGTAGATCCGGAAATAATCGCTCCTTTATCGAAACTCAAGGATATGCTTGGCGGCTCAGTCGTTCAAGTGTACGGCCGTATCTCAGGCGATGACATAGTCATAAGTAACACTCGCGCAGCACGCGATAGAAACAGATTTTAATGGGCTATACTTTATTTGTCTCTGAATTTACAGATATCTCCGGCGAAGATTGGAAGATAAAGCTATTTACAACAACGGCGGGAGCAGACCAAAATTTATCTTTCAACCTGGGGCCGGATGGCTTCAGACTTAGCTATGACTTCGATGAGTACGATAGATGTAAGCCCGTAATAGGCAGCCGGGTACAAATAACCATGTACCAAAATGACAGCGAGGTAACAGCTTCGAACTCATTCTACGACTTACTCAGTACAGACGAAGAGGGTACCTGGAGGCTAGAGATATACAAAGATCCCGATGTAACTAATACTTTATTTTGGGTGGGGGAGATACTCCCTGAGCAGACTATAGTCCCTGATGAGTTTCCACACGCAACGATAAGTATTACAGCTGTAGACGGCTTGGCGAATCTCAAAGGGATAAAGTACAACAATGACGGAGCAGCCTACACAGGCACGACTACAGTACTAGGGCACTTACACAACCTTATCCAAAAGCTGCATGTCTCTGATATCTGGACGGCTACAGATATAGAGCTCAAATTCTTTGAGGACTTTATAGGTAAGGAATACAAGGACTATATAGACGGGGGGAGCTTACAAAATAAGCAGCTACAAAATGCGCAAATAGAACAAGACACCTACTACAAAAAAGACGAAGATAATAATAATGAGTATTTTAGTTCTTACGAGGTGCTAGAATCTTTAGCGGTAACTTTTAACGCTTGTGTGTTTATGAGTGAGGGCTCTATATGGTGGGTTCCTTTAGGAGCGATACAATCACATGCCAGCGCCGGCTTGTCTATAGCAAATTATATGCTAGGAGATGGTACAGTAACTTATAACACAGTCGCAAACACAACTATAAGCGCAATCTTTGGAAGTGACTCTGCACAATGGGAGAAGCTCGCGGGGTGGGAGCGCTCAACTGTGCCCTCGTTTAAAAAAGTAATAAGGAGCAGAGACTATCAAGGTACACGATCAATAGTAAGCGACAGCTTGTACACCAAGACAGACTTATTAAATGAGACTGTGTTAGATGACGAAGATATCGAGTACGCAATAGGGGAAAGGTTATGTATATCAGGGACCTTTCACTATGTAGCCGGCTCCTTTGGCTTTATATCTAACGATCTAGACAGGGTGGCTCGTTTAAATTTAAAAATAAAGCTGAAGCGGGGGGATGCTGGTGGAGCCGTTGCGTATGTAGGTAGGTCACTAGGCTTTAGTACAGCAAATCAAGAATTTGTAGGATATATAAATTATACTAGTGGAGGCGTTCCGAATTACTTTGATGCTTACGATACATTAGAAATTAATTCAGGCGTTTCAGGGCCTTTAGCCTGGGATACTTCTAGCTCATACTATGAAATACTAAGTGCTGATTTTGACAAGATAACAGGAACATACGACGCCTTAGTAGGCTTTTATCCTATTCCTTTAACAATACCATTTGAAATAGTAACGCTGCCAATGGCAGCAGCCAGCACAGGCTTACAACTTTCAGCAATTCTAGAGGGCGTGGATCACTTAGGAGCTACAGACGCGAGTCTGACAGCTGCAACAAACTCTTCAGGACCCATTTATTTTAGAATAGATAATTTTAAAGTAAACAGATACAGCTCTGAGCAATCGCAAGAGTTCAGTACTATAGATATAACTGCGACCAATCCATCATCAGCTAGATATGACTTTAATCAACCACCCTCATTAATAGGAGATAGAATTTCAGATTTTGATTTAGGTATAATCAAAGTTAATACTTCGGCGGGTAGTACTTATACAGAGCCGACAGAGTGGACCAGCTTACAAAGCTCATCAACGTCTCTCTCAATCAATGGACTAGGAGTTAAGGAGCGCTTAGGAGCTAATTTAACAGCGGCACGAACAGAAACAGGCACTTTATACAAACGGGGCTCTACCTGGATACACCCTTACACGATCCTAACCAATACAGATCACGCCGGGAACTTTTACCAGGTATCCGGCTTATCGTTTATCGCAGCTCGCTCTGAGTACGATATAGAAGTAATGTACTTACAGCGAAATATAACAGGGATAGTTTTGGGTGAGGATAATCCAACAAATAAGGGGCCGTCACTACCTCCTGTTTTACCTTCTACGAAATTAGTACAAAGCAACGGCGGGATAATACAAGAGCAGCAGACGAAACTAGGCTTTATAAGCACAGACACGTACGGCATAACTAAGGTAACGACTAGCACAGGGGGCGCTTCATTTGACATCAATTTACCGATAGCTAAATCCTCGGCGGGGGTTAATGTTATCGGTATAAATACAGCGGGAGCTATGGCTCCTGTAGCTGACGGAGCTAGTGGAGAGTTCTTAAAAACTGACGGCGCGGGGGTTCTTACTTGGGATACAGCTGGGGGTGGTGGTGGGTTCTTTGGCTCTACTACTATTATTAAGGTAATGCCTAGCGAGTGGATAATGAATGACGATTATACTAGAGCGCCTGTAATGGTCGAGGATGATATAACTAACTCGCTAGGAGTTAAAGCTCCGTCCTCTGTCTCTGAGCTGTACGCTTTCATAGTGATACCTGTAGGCTTTAAAGCTACACACGTCAATGTTGCGGCTTCAGATTCGAGAAGTAACGCAGTTGAGGCTCTAGAGTTCAATCACAGAACAGGAGCGACGAGCAGTAAAGGAACGGGAGATTTTAACGCAAATATAGACATAACAGATATTACAAGCTCAACTACAGCTAACATCGTAATAAAGCTTATCCCAGCTTCAGCAACAACAATTATATACGGCGGTGAGGTAACTATTGCGGCGGTATAATGAAAGAAAAAGAGCTCACACTAGAGGAATTAATCGAGCTCGTAGAGGAGATGGAAGAGGCACTAATACAAACGGCTGGAGCTAATCAAAACAAACCATGATAGACGTAAAAATGTGGGGGCTTAACCTTCTTACAGTAAGTTGGGGCGCTGCTCTTTGGCTCACAGATGTAAATCATATTATAGGAATAGTCGGAGGGTGTGTCCTGGTATGGGCTAACGTAGAGAAGGCTATGACAGAACGAAACAAAAGAAAATGATACCTTATTTATGTATTATAATTCTTAATGTAGCCAACTGTAGATATAAGCGGTTGAATTACGGGCGCTATGATATACATGATATCTTTTGTATTGGGATATCTATAATAGGACTATGCGCTATTTTATTCTAAGCGAATTTGACAGCCCCGATAAGCCTGGAAGTGGTCAGCTCATGGATCCTTTCTTTTTACAGCTTATAGATAAGGCTCGCACTCATGCGCAAATACCTTTCGTTATAAGCTCCGGCTATAGAACTGAGCCACAGAATAAGAAAGCTGGGGGTGTACCAAACAGCACTCATCTAAAAGGGTTAGCGGCTGACATTGTTTGCAATAATAGTACAGACAGATTCACTATTCTAAACGCTTTGCTTCATGTAGGCTTCAATAGAATAGGTATATCTGAGAGCTTCATACATGCAGACGTTAGTACAGATAAGCCGGGCTTTATGGTGTGGACCTACTGAGCTAACAAATACGTGTTAATAAGTTAGGGTGCAGTAATGGTGCAATACAGAAATGTTGTACATAAATTGCAGTATAATCAATTAACTTATACCATGACATTTTTAAGTAACAACTACGAGCGCGAAGCAGCCAGCTCACAATACCTAAAGCTAGCGCCTAATACTAGCGCTACTATCAGAATCGTATCACGCCCTGTAGAGGGCTACCAGGTCTTTATGGATGGTAAACCTATTCGATGGACCTTAGCCGGTGAAATGCCTAAAAAAGCTTTCGCAGCTGACGACAAAGTGAGACCATTTGCCGCTTTCACAGTATGGCATGTCGAGGACTCTCAGTTTAAGATCTACAGCTGCACAACTAGGAGCGTACTTCTAGAGATAGCTAACCTGGCAGAAGTGGAGGGCGATCCAATGACGTATGATTTAAAGATAACTCGTAAAGGAGCTGGGTTAGATACTAAGTATTACGTGAGGGTAGATAATAAGGAAGTATTTGACTTAGATATGTGCGAGCTCTCTCAGAAGTTCAACGATAAGATAGACTTACAACAGCTCTTCGTAGAGGGCGGCAATCCGTTTAACCCTGCAACAGTAGAGGCATGAAACTAGATCTAATCACACGCGAAGAGTTAGCCCAAGAGCTAAGAATATGTACAGCAACGCTTGACTTATGGCGTAAAAAACACGAGGAAAATCACAACGAGTTTATACCTGGAGAGATAAGATTTGGCCATAATGCGAGGACAATACGTTTTAATAAAAAAGTAGTATTTAATCATTTTTTCGGGGAAGCATGAAACTAGACACTATAAAGCTCTCATTTAGCGCTCTAAAATCATTTGCACGCTCTCCGGCTCACTTCGCGTTCTATAAAAAACGTAAGTTCAAGGGCAGCGCTCCAATGCGTAGAGGTAAGCTCACCCATGAGCTCGTGCTAGAGCCTGAGAAGGAAGTACTCGTTATAGACGTAGCTACTAGAGCGAATAAGCAATTTAAGGAGGCTATAGAGCAGTACGGCGAAGATGGTGTATTCACTCGCAAGGAGTACAACGAAGCTAAGAACTTAGCCTCATCTGTAATGAATCACCCCTTAGCTAATAAGCTCATAAACGAGGCTACGAGTAAGGAGGAGCATATACAATTCGACCTGGACGGCGTAAAGTTTCATGGCTATACTGATGTAATAGGCCACGACTATATAGCTGACCTGAAGATCACAGATAATGAGCCAAAGAAGTTCCAAAGATGGGTGCTAGATAATCTCTATCATATGCAGCTGGCGCTGTACTCTCACGCTGTCTTTAACTCAGAGGCTAAGATAAAGCATTACCTAATAACATGCGATCCTAACGCTCCGTATGGGGTGATCGTGTACGAGCTCACAGCTGAGGTAATGCAGGACGGCTTTAATAGAGCCCGCTTAGAAGTATCAATGTTCAAAGATTGGTATAGAAGCTGGGACGGCGAGAGTACACCAAAGAGCTACGACTATTCAGAGCCTTTAGACGCTCCAATGCTTTTAGAACTCCCGACATGGTACAGATAAACGGCTTAAAGAAGTACATAGTGCGCTTGTATGGCAGTCACAAGGCATGCCACGAATCGCTAGGGGTGAACCGGTCCACGCTATACAGATGGCTGAATAACGACCCTAGACGCATGCTGAGGTACTGCGATAGGATAGCAAAGCAGACAGATACAACGAAGCTCCAGCTAGAGGGCGAAATACTGTATCACGATGAGCTCGTAAATGGCTAAGGAATTTAAAGGGGTATGGATCCCAAAAGAGATCTACCAAGATAGAGAGCTCAACCCTACTGAGAAGCTAATACTCTCAGATATTGCTGCCCTGGGCGAATACTTCAAAAGCAATGAAACTATAGCTATTGAGGTAGGAATATCACAATGTACAACAAGCCGCTCGATTAATAAGCTAGAAAAATTAGGATATATAAAAACACAATACAATGGACGAACGAGGCTTATCAAATTGAGTAGGACCCTTATCAAAATGATAAAGCAGCCTTATCAAAATGATAAAGCAGACTTATCAAATTGCCTACATAGTATACAAGATAGTATACAACCTAGTATACATGTTAGTAAAGAGGTTGTTTTTCCATTTCAAGAAAAAGAATTTAAAGACACTTGGGGTATTTGGATAGACGAAAGAAAACAAACCGGTACAAAAAAATATACAGCTAGAGGCGAGCAGTCAGCTCTCCATAATCTTCAAAAAATTAGTAACGATGACTACAAAACAGCAATTACCATTATCAACGAATCAATTACCCACGGATGGAGAGGACTCTTCGCGCTTAAAGGCGGTAAGCAAGATAGCCCAGGCCACAATCTTGAGGAAGCAGTTGCTTGGGCTTATAAAAAACGTTAGCCAAATAGTACGTAAGCACACACCCGCTACAGCTTTTAACAGCGGCATAGTGCTACAGTCAGCTGACAGGCATGAGCCTGGAGAGATACGTATGCTATTACTCGCACAGCTCAAAAAGCTCGTTAGCGGAGTTAACGCAACTAGAAGCTTTAAAACTAACGTAGATTATGAGGACTGTGTAGAGGACATTATTGAGCTTTTCCCAAGCTTAAAGATTGAAGAAATCCTTATTTGCTTCAAAGAGATACGCCAAGGTAAATACGACTTATACGGCACTCTATGCACAGGAACAGTAATAAAGAGCTTACACGCTTACGAGCTCGCAAATACAATCCCTCTCAGGGAGCGACAGCATAAAATACTAGAGCCATATACCAACGGCATGATAGATTGGAAGCAACTAAGCGAGGCTCTAACAGTAGATCAACCAAATAAACAATCCCTAGAAGAGTGGCTAAAAAGAAAGTAAGTAGACGGCTGCTAGTTAAAAAGCTTGACGCTGCCTTCAGTAAGTTCATACGCTGGCGAGCTGCTGACGCTGACGGCAATGTAAAGTGTGTGACATGTGACGCTATAGCTCCTGTTAAGAGCATGCAGAACGGTCATTTTATGAGTAGGAGACACTACAGCCTGAGGTGGCACGCCTATGGAAATTGTAACCCACAATGCTACAGCTGTAATATAGCCTCTAAGGGGCTACAATATCAACACGGGCAGTACATAGATAGGAAATACGGTGAAGGTTCAGCACAGAGCCTCCTAGAGCGTTCTAGTGAGCTTGTGAAGTACGGTAACGAGGAGCTAATACAACTAACGAAACATTATAATAAGAAAGTAGATGAATATACCAATAAACACAGTTGAGCGAAAGCCGCATATTTGGCACGCTGACAGATTCACTAAGAGGCTCTTCCTAGTAGCTGAAGAGATGACTCTAGACCTAGGCTTACAGATAGATGAGTTATACCTAGGCACTAAGCGCAATCACCCACTGCCACACCTAAGACACTGCCTCATGTATGTACTCAAGGAGGGCTATCAATGGACCTATGCAGACATAGGCAGAGCGTTCGGATGTAGCCATTGTAAGCCCTTCTATGCCTATAAGACTATTAAGAACTTACTAGAGATTAAGGACCCTCTAGCTGTTAGATACGTAACTAAACTACAAACCTATGGCGAGTATACCCAAGACACCGAGGCGCAATGTATACCATGCACTTGTAGCCCAACACAAGGGACGTAAGTACCATGAGAAGAGATATAACACCCGACAATGGAGGAAGCTTAGAGCTGCGTATTTGGCTCATAACCCTGTGTGTGTTGATTGTCAGCGCTTGGCTACAGTCTGTGACCACATCACACCGGTTAGGCAAGGCGGCAGCTTTTGGCGCGGTCCATTTCAAGCCCTATGTACTCACTGTCATGCCGTTAAAAGTGGTAAAGAAAGACATACAAAGGAGGGGGAAGGGGGTTAGAAAATTAAGTAGAATA